CCAGCGGTTCGGTTGGGACGCTGGGACGGCAAAGTATCATTTTTTGCCTTGGGCGGTAGCACTTATGTGAATCTGCTACCCGAGATCATTCCCGTCCTGGAAGAATATAACTATGACATCGAGCTAGACGATCAGCGCGAGTACCGCACCACGTTTGATTTCACGCCAGTCCAAGAAGACACTTTCAGCGAATATGCCTGGCCCAAAGGTCATCCCCAGGCCGGCGAGCCCGTGATGATGCGCGATTATCAGGTTGAGATCATCAACAATTTCTTGACCAATCCACAGTGCATACAGGAAGTGGCCACCGGAGCAGGTAAGACCGTGATGACCGCGGCCTTGAGTCATGCTGTTACCCCTTATGGACGTAGCATAGTCATAGTTCCCAACAAGAGCCTCGTGACACAGACGGAAAAAGACTACATCAATCTAGGACTAGACACAGGCGTGTTCTTTGGGGATCGCAAAGAGTTTGGTCGCCAGCACACTATCTGCACCTGGCAGAGTCTAAACGTGCTACTCAAAAATACTAAAAACTCTACTGCAGATATCACCATTGGAGAGTTCCTGGAAGATGTAGTCTGCGTGATCGTGGACGAAGTACATATGGCCAAAGCAGATGCGCTGAAAACCCTGCTCACTGGTGTGATGGCGCAAGTGCCGATCCGGTGGGGATTGACTGGTACTGTACCCAAGGAAGACTTTGAGTTCCAGGCCATCCATGTGAGTCTGGGTCCTGTAGTGAGCCGACTGGCAGCCGCAGAACTGCAGGATCGCGGCGTGTTGGCACAGTGCCATGTCAATATCGTACAGCTAGTAGATCACGTGGAGTACAATAACTATCAGAGCGAACTGAAATATCTCTTGGAGGAATCAGGACGTTTGGATACCATGGCCAGCCTCATACAAAAAGTCAACGAAACAGGCAACACATTGGTGCTGGTAGATCGTATCTCAGCCGGTCAAGAATTGGTCGCGAGACTGAACAATGCGGTATTCATCAGCGGCGCTACCAAAGCCGGAGAAAGGCAAGATCATTATGACGAAGTGGCGGAAGCTACCGATAAAATTATTGTTGCTACTTACGGTGTGGCCGCTGTTGGTATCAATATTCCTCGTATTTTCAATCTGGTGCTTGTGGAACCCGGAAAGAGCTTTGTCAGAGTTATACAGAGCATTGGGCGAGGTATTAGAAAAGCAGAAGATAAAGATTTCGTCCAAATCTGGGACATCACCAGCACCTGTAAATTCGCCAAAAGACACCTAACCAAACGCAAGGCATATTACAAAGATGCTCGATATCCCTTTACACAAGAGCGTCTGGAGTGGATGAAACTTGGGTAAGTTATATCAATCTATTGGTCAGAACCTCTTAGGGAAATTCCCGGGAGAAGTCATAGTAGAGATCGGATCTGATCGCTGGGAAGGCAGCAGTGCCTATTTCGCTGATCTTGCCAACACACATGATATGAGATTTATCAGCGTAGATCTCGACAGCGCCGCCCGTGAAAGGATACGCAAGACAGTGAATCCTGCGTATATCCAAAACACTGAATTCGTGTTGGCAGATGGCACAGAATGGACCGCGAAATATCAAGGTCCGGAAATAAAAGTGCTCTATCTAGATAACTTTGATTGGAATTGGAGTACTAATAAACATTCTGATATGATAGAACAACAAAGCAAATGGTACGCAGAGAAAGGCATAGTGATGAACAATCTCAATAGCCAGTCTGCTCACATCACACAGATGGTAAATCTTTTACCCCATATGTCAGCGAAATGTTTGGTATGTGTCGATGACACCTATGAATACAACGGAGTGTTCATTGGTAAAGGTGGCGCAGTGGTTCCTTATCTGTTGGGACAAGGATTTGGTATGCTGACAGCCAGAGATTATGGCGTGATACTTGGTCGCGGTTACCGAAATATTATCGTATAATGGAAAATATGAAGATACTCACTCTTGACAATAGATCTTATGATCTTGATACACTACCTGATGAAGTAGAAGACATGAGGTTCGCTATACTGGATAATTCTGATCCCAGCGATCCTGATTATCATTATATTCCCTTGATCTTTCTGGAGAGCTTCAACAGTCCGGCATTGGTTTTACAGATCGGGGAACATCGCATCAAGATGCCCATCGATTGGCAGATATTGATCGGGGAACCAGAATCTCGGAGACTTGGAAATGCTGCCATTGACATCGATCAATGACCGAGGATTCAAAGCATTCCAGTTCAATCCGTTGACTTCATTCCGGCCTAGTTTCTTGGACATAGAAATCATCGATGTGTATCACGACGTGGCATGGTACGCCCCAAAGCTCAAGAATGGACAGATGTTGTGCGTGCCGTTGGATGATGGCGACGAGCCTTGCTGTGTGTATTTCGTCAAAGACATCAGCCGTAATTGCGAAGTAGTCGACTACAATCGGGCATGGTGATGGATAAACTCAGCATCCAGAACGAGATGGCGCAGTTTGATCGTAAAAATCGAGATTTTTATGACGAACTCACAGACGAAGAACGCAAGAAGTTTTCAAACTATCTCATGGTGCGTTGGGGATCGAGCGTACAAGGAGACAGTGAACTGCAGGAATATTACGTGCAGAGCTGCAATCATTATCTCAACAAACATTTCTTCGCCATCAATCGCCATCCAAAATTGCAATGGTTGTGCGCCACTGCTGTGAGCCCCGGTATGGGTGTACAAAGACATCAATGGATCGCTCCCAAGAAAAAGGAGACTGGATCCAACGAAGTAAAAAAACAATTACTCGAATTGTTCCCTAACATGAAGCTGTCAGATATTGATGCATTGGCAGCCATCACAGACAAGAAAGACATCAAGGAGTATCTGCGTGAGCGAGGCCACGGCGATAAAAGCTGAATATCGCTGCCAGTACTGCGAAAAAACTTTCCAGCGAGAGTCCACTCTGGCTGTGCATGTTTGCGAACAAAAACAACGATATCAGAGCCGAGACGAAGCAGGCGTGAGATTGGGCCTCCAGGCATATCTGCGTTTCTATGAAATGACACAGGGATCGGCCAAGCTCAAGACTTTTGATGATTTTGCCCGCAGTCCTTATTATCGTGCTTTCGTGAAGTTTGGCAGATACTGTGTGTCTATCAATGCTGTAAACACTTCACGATTCATTGATTGGGTGGTAGAGAAAAATAAAAAGATCGATCATTGGTGCAGAGACTCTGTTTACACGGAATATCTTCAAGACTATCTCCGTCGGGAAAACGTGAATGATGCCCTGGCCAGAGCGATCGAATATTCTATACGCTGGTCGGAACAACATGATTCTCCTGCACATGATTTCCTTCGTTACGGCAACTCCAATGCGATATCCTACGCGATAACCACGGGACGTGTCAGTGCTTGGATATTATATAATTGTGAGAGCGGACAGAAATTTTTGGATGATCTCAACCAAGAACAAATCGCTATAGTATGGCCGTGGATTGATCCCGAATTCTGGCAGAAGAAATTCCGAGATTATCCAGCCGACCAAGAGTACGCCAGAGAAATGTTATCAAAGGCAGGATGGTAATGAAGGTCAATGTCACTGTAAATCGTCCTGGATTGAGCATGAGTTTATTCGACATGCTGTATGCGTACTGGCAATCTAACGATAAAAATTATCAAACTAAAAACCAAATAACATTTGGCGACCAACCAATCACCGACGCCATAAACATATGGTTTGATTATCTGCCAGAGTCGTTTGATCTGGACAAAATCAAAGAGTACGATTTAGTGATGCTGTGCAACGGATGCGAACCAGTACAAGTATCGACGCCTGCAATAAAAAAAGCAATGGAGCATGCCAAGGTATATCTGGCGGCTAACAGTTATCTTAGTCGAGCTCATGCATTGTATCATAAGGTAATATGGTGTCCTCATAATTTTATCATGTGCAACGATCTTTGGTTCGACCATCGTTATCCACAATTTTTTGAAAAAACAAAATACATCAAGTCTGACCGTTCGCCTGAATTGTTGGCGATCAATGGTGCTAACCGAGCTCATCGACATCACTTTTTTTCAGAACTATCTCGGAAGGTACCATCGATATCTGTGCGGTCTAATCTATCATCTGGTATATTCAAGATAGATGATTGCCAATGGGAATCAGCAAACGATCAGATTTTCAGAGATTGGTGCAATGATTCATATTATGATGATATCAACCCAAAATCTTACGATTACTATGATCGATCGGCATTGATTGGCATAGATGGAAAGTTAGGCGCCATTGCGCCGGGTTACACTATCATGCCCGAATACTTCGAATATTCTTGTGTGATTTTTCCTGAATCTAATTGGATCAACGATGAACTTTGTGTGACTGAAAAAGCCTTCAAATGTTTTCGTGCAGGCTCCTTGCCATTTCCAGTGGCAGGTGCCGGTACAAATAGGATGTACAATGAATTGGGATTTTATACAGCATGGAATCTTCTACCTCGTGATTTACAAAGATTTGATTGGGAACCAGATCATAGATCACGGTACGATCAGATGATAGATGCTATATCTTGGTTAGAAAATAATCAGGAGATTTTTTCTCAGGATGTTTTCAGAGATCTGACTCTAAAAAACAAGATACATTTTCTTGACAACGATTGTGTATTTCATGCAATCAAAAGGTTTGATCATTTACTTTCTGGATACCAAAAATCATGAGTGCAGATATTGACATCGATTTTGGGGATCGGAATCTCGTGCTCGATCTGATCAAATCCGTCCCTGCACGCCAGGAGACCAATGGGCAAGTCCGCCGGCACAATTCTGGTGTCTATGTCACAGACATACCTTACGATCCGATCAATGGATGTGCTAGTTTTGATTATCACGAAGCTGAGCGCAGGGGATATTTCAAGATCGATCTACTCAACATGTCAGTGTATCAATTGATACGGGATCCGGCACATTATGAAGAAATGCTGTCGCGTCCTGTTCCCTGGGATAGATTACTAGAAAAAGAATTTTGTGAACAGATAGTACATATAGGAAACCATTATGATCTCGTCCA